AATCGCAGCAGGGACGAAGTTGATGAATAAACCTGGGCGTCCCTGCCCGATAGTAACTGCTGACCAAGGACCGCCTGCCATCTCTTATCCTCCTTGTGGGTGGCCCAGATCGGGCTGAGCCAAGAAGTTGTCGATGGCAGTCTGCAGTGCCGCTTTGGTAACAGTAGGATCCGTGATCCCAGCGTGCGCCAGCGCACCATCTACCACGAAGGGCGGCTGCCCGAAGATAGCAGTCGAATTGTTCCGCAGTTGTTCGATTGGGTAAGCCTCCTCAGCGGCTTGTGGGGCAGGTCCAGATGCTCTGGTCGTGGACTCTTCTGCTTTCTCGGCCATTACTCTTCCTCAGGGAATTGAAACAGCGACGTCTTCCATGAGATCGATGGTAGTACTCAGGTACTCCATTATTGGGTTCTGGGGTAGAACCCTGGCTTGAATCATGCTTGTCTCCATCGTCGTTGTGCTTTGAAATACGCCGTTTTCTACTGGATCCTCTCGGACTGTTGAAGCAAACGTGAATACTCGCAGAAACTTCCACCTAACGGCATTCAGGCCGCCCTGTGGATTAGATGCTTCTAGAGGCGGAGAACCAGTACCTGTTAGACTGCTGATAGTCGCCATTGGATAACCCCACGTTGGCATCTGTACGTTAGTCTCGAGGTGACCATCCACGTAGACATTGTACTGAGGAAACAGGGGGTGGTTCCAGGGCACCCTGGCGATTTGAATTGTCATCTCCTGGGTTCCATCAACAGTGACTACTGTTGGCAAGGAAGCCGCGCTCTCATTACCACAAACGTCGATGCCGCTGACGCGAATCTGGTGATCTCCCTGTGGGACAGTGCCGCCAGCGCTTAGCTCGACGTCAACAGGTTGTGGAAAGTTCCAGCCAAACTTCCAAGCCGGGATTAGATAGCGATTACTGTAGTCCGTACCTCCAAACTCTAGATAATGAGCCATCTTGCTGACGGCCTTGGTAGTATCACTTCGGTCAACACCGTAATACGTGATAGCATACTGGACCTGATCCTCCTTTATACCAGATCCACGATCTACCTCACGGTGTATTGTCTGTTCAAGGCGTATGCTAGGGCGGGTTAGCTGGCGGAAGCGCTTATCCTCTATCCGCAAACCTGGCCTGGTTGAAGGAGGAGAAGACGGCGCACGCTCATTCTCAAACAAGTCCCACAGGAACCTGTATACAGAACGGAACTGGTCGTCAAGATCCAGGATCATTTGAGTACCTGGTCGGTCTCCTCGGCCATAAGCGCTTCGATGTCTTTGTAGCTGTCAAACGTCCCGCGCTTGAACATATGGTTCGCTTCCCAGCGTGCGGTGATAATGGCACCCTTGTTGCCGTAGGCCATGATCGGCATGGTGCCCCCATCCTCCACAAGACCCGCATAGGGAGTGAATGTGCCCATCTCTACACTCCATGTGCTCCCCCTGTAGCGCTTGACGCTAGAGTATGCACCAAACTCGATGATAGTAAGCTCATCGTTAGTGTCGGTTATACGATTGGCTACCCCAGAGTTTGCTGCCCAATCCATTGCTTTCTGCTCTGCGTCTGCTCCAGATTCACTGCTTACGAACTTGCTCGGGTCGAACCTACCTATGGTAGCCGCTAGACGGCCAGTGCTGTAGCCGTGGAAGTCCCCTGTCTGTGGAAGGATGTATTTGATAACATTCTCCCGCAAGATCTCCAGCGAAGCCTCAGCCACGTTCTTGCCAGCCACCAGAAACCGAGAGCTCATAGCATCTATATCGGCCGCGGCATCATGGAACGTAGCTTGTCTTCCGGCCGTACCAAAACGACGAAACTCCTGGCCCGATGATGGGCCAGCGCTCGCCGTGCGGAACGGGATATCTCGCCTATCAGGCATCAGCTTGCCTTCCTGTTCACCTCATAGGGAGTAACCTGTAGCGGAGCCTCTGTGCGGTTGATTCCTTCGAACGCCCAGACCTCAAAGTGATCCATCTCGCCACTCAGCTTGTTGAGGATCTCGTGTATCTGGGCAATTTGCCACTCCTGGTCGTTCAGGAGTATCCAGTTGGTTTCATCGAACTTACGTTTGGGCGCACGCCCCAGGCGCGGGTCCACGATGCTTATGATACCCTGTGCTCGTCCCTGCTGCGTTCCTGGCACCACAATGGGAACCGTATTGCGCGGCTGATATGCGGTGTCAAGGTCGCAGGGTACGTTTGTAAAGATCGGGACCTCGTTATCCTCCTGGAACTCACTTCTCGTATCAACCTGCTTCATAATGGAGCAGCGTTGCGTCAACATTGCTACATTCATCCAGTCACTCTCCAGAACCCATACGTGCCAATCCCGCGCCACGGTGCGAGGAGATATGTTGGCCTATCAAGTCTCTGAGCAGGCAGATATTGATACAGTCTCTGGTGCCAGCCGATTTCCCTCTCCCAGCCGTCCCAGTCGGGCCTGATCAACTGCTTATCTGCATTCTCTTTAGGGATAAGCTCCCTGAAGACTTGTGTAGTTGTGAAGAATATGTGGAACGGACTCTCCGCCACCAGATCGAACAACAGCTTCTGACTCTCAGGGCTAAAGTAAGTCATGAGGTTGCCAGGATAAGTATTCTGGTTTGCTCCCTGCGGCCATTGCCCTCGCTTGTAGCTGTAGCTTCCAAGCTGCTCGGCCATCAAGTTACCAGCCATCATACTACGGTACTGTGGTGACGACCTGAGGTAGATTTCCTCCAGCAGTATTCTCGCCAGGATGCATTGCAGAATCTGGAAGTTAGGGTAGCCATAATTCCAGCCGCCGTACTTATCGGCAAAGTTCTGGAGCAATGTCTCTGCCCTGATTATGAGTTCTGCAATCTGTGCATCGCTGAGATTAGCAATCGCGGCAAACGTGGTCATAGTGCGTACATACCCGATGGTCAGTACGCCCAGAGGTCCTTGTGTGAAAATAGCTGGTCCGCCCTGGAGCATACCAGGAACGGGGCCAGTCCGGAGTGACTCGGTACTGTCTGTAGTGTCGTAGTAGCTAACTTCGTACCACGTCGGTACGTTGACTTTGTCGGTGTACTCGTACTCGACTTGATTCTGGACTAACGGCAGATCTACGACAATGTTGGTAAAAGCCCCGTACTGGTCCGTGTCACTATAGACACGGACCGTATCGTACAGGGTCACAGCCCCTTCAGGGTCGTAGACTTCGATGAGAAGATTGATCACTCGACCCCTACACTCTTGCTCTTGTCGGTGGGCGAAGTTGGTCGCTTGGGAGCCTTCGGGGTACCGCTTGGAGGACTCTGTCCAGGAACCTGCTTGGGACCGCCAGAAGCACCTGCCTGCTCGGTACCCGCCATGCCTCTACTCGCGGCTACAGCGGTTCTATCAGGCACGGCCTGTGAGTTTGCGTAGGTCGGCGGAGTACTTCCGGTACCAGCTATACTCACGGGCTTGTTTCCAGCAGGTTGCCCACTGGGATAGGGCGGAGACATTGCTCCGCCCTGCATGTACGGTCCTGGCATCAGGCCTCTGCCAGCCTTCTTCCCGCTGGCAGCTTGCGGGATCACTTCGATCCGCCACCAGGAAGCAGACCCACGCCACCGTATGGACCCTTGCCGTTCTTGAGCTGACCCTTCAGATCACGTGGACCCTGAATAGGCAGATCGCGGTTGGTATACGGTCCCGTGTTGGGCGCTCCTGCACTGCTCGGAATGGGATTGGTTGTTGCCATTACTCTCGTCTCCTAGGAGCTTGCTCGTGAGCTGGAGCTTGATGCGTAGGGGCTGGAGTCGTCGACGTAGCCCTGCTCTTGGGCTTCTCCTCCACTGTAACCCCAGGTAGCTCAGCCTCCCGCTGTTCGTCGTTCTGCTCTGCAGGGGCAATAGGACTATCACCAGGAGGCGGGGATCCGGTTGGTTCGGATCCAGCAATCACATCTCCTTCCTCTGGAGTATATTCCGCGTAGAGGATGCGGCCCCACTTGGCGAGCTGCTGTTCCTCTGTAAGCGGCTTGAACTCTACTCCGCCCGCGGTCATGTTCTCGACCGCGACAATCTGGCCTTCTTCGGCCACGCCAAGCGGAGTAGTAAATCCGGCACCGAGCTTGTAGAACTTTGCTTCTGCCATCACTTCACCGTCGCAACAAGGAAGTTGTCAGGACGCTGGAACGTCGGGATGATGCTCCACTCCTGCAGATGGACGCGGTTGGACGGATCCTCCTCGAGCCAGGTCTTGGCAAACTTACCCGTCCAGTTGGGATCGCGCTGAAGTGCGTCGTGATCAGCGCTCGGGCCTTCAAATGCACCGCAGGGGTCACCGTCGGTAGCCATCAACAGGATCTTCCCGTCTGGGAGATAGTTATAGCTGGCGGTTTGCCCTGGTGTGGTCCAGTCATCAACGTACTGGTTGTCGTAGGTTGTCCAGTCGAAGCCCCACAAGCCTTCGACCGTGCCCGTCCGCATGTATTCGTCCTTGATCCAGGGGGACCACAGACCCTGCATCTTGGCGTTCGGCACCACGTAACTCAGGAATGTGGTGCTGGCGCAATAGATCTGCGTAGGGACATAACCACTGTCCTGAATAATACGCAGCTTCCACACCGCCAGATCCGCAGCAGGATTGGAGTTCGTGAGGTCTGTCCATAGCGTGCTTGGAACAGCGTTGTGGTTGGCCGTGAAGCTGTAGTTGATGTTGACGCGGGGGCTATCGTAGCGCTGTACGTTCAAGACACCCCACGTCGGACCAGTGAGGGGCTGCCAGAATGCCCACTCCATGAAGAAGCTCTGAGCGTCGTCCAGCTCCCCAATCTCCCGAGCCACGTAAGCCTCAGCGTTTGCACGCGCAACATCGCCAGGTTGACGCAGCCAGTAGAGGGTCGTGGGCGAAAACTGCTTCTTGTCCCTCATGTAGATGAAGGCACCCGTCACGTTCCCAACGCCCAGGAATCCTCGCATGTGGGCTTCACTGTTGGGGACGTTCGGCTTGGACATGCGGTTGTTGCCGCGGATGAGGTCGTAGCTCCAGTATGGGTAGGGCCAGCTCTTGGCTGCGCCCATGATGTCCAGCCCCAGGAGGTTTTGAGGAAACGGCCGCTGACGGATGAACCCGTTCAGGACGGCTGGTTGGAGAAGACTAATCTGTGGCATTGACTAACTCCACCTGTACGCATTCACTTCTGGGATAGCAACCGCTCCCCAGGCTGGAATGTCTGTAACCGTATCGTACATCAGGTCCATGAGATCTTTCTTGAAGATCCCTGAGATCGCAATCTCGATGGCCTGGTCGCTGTTGCTGATGGAGGGAGCGTAGTCAAGAGCCACGGCCTTGATAGCGTTCTGGGCGGCTGTCTGCGAGAACACGCGGGCCGCATTCGCTGGTGCAGCACCCAACGCAGCAGAGAGCGTTACGAGGCCTGTATTCACGTCGCATGTAGCCACTGTGCCAGCCGCCGCACCAATGGTGATCGCATCGCCTGGAGCGAACACGGGATTCCTGACGTAGAATTGCGTTGTGCTCGCCGCACCTAGTCCCGTGTCAACCTTGGAGAGCTTCGCGGGTTGCCAGTAGTATTGAGTTGCGCCTGCGGCCGTGATCTGATACATGAAGCTCCCAGGAACCACGGCTCCCGTACCAGCCTGAATAACTGCTCCGCCAGCAGGCTTGGTCAGGAGCTCAAGGCTCTTGAGAATCTCTGGGATCTGGGTCAGCCCAGGGACGGTAACGATGCTGCCCCAACGACGGATGCTCATTTACTGACCTCCTGCCTTCCCATTGCGTCGCCGCGCAGAGTTTGGTGCGCTGTTGCCAGCCATAGCCACGTAGCGATCGGCCTCAGACTTGGTCTCGTCGGTGTTGTCCTTCCACCGATTCTCCGCGGCGCTGCCTGGCTCGTCATCGCTGGAATAACCCTGCTCACCCAGAATGACAACGGGCTGTTGCTCCTTCATGAGATCATCGAACAGGGCGCGGTCAGTAGTGAACAGCCGATACATGGCATCCCGCTGTGTTGGGACAACCTTGCCCTCTCGGAGCTGGTCCTTGAAGGCTTTGTCGAACTGCTCATCAGACAGTGTCTTCTCAACTGCCTGAAGCCGTGTGTCAAGCGTCACGTTTCGATCCTTTGCTTCCTTGAACGCCTTGGCAACGGCAGATACAGGATCTTCGCCATCGCTAAACTCGACGCCCAATGCTGCAAATGTCGTTCGAAGTCGTTCTCCGGCAGCACGAGCAGTGTTGAGCTCTGCGATGAAAGCCAGTACCCCGTCTTGGTCCTGGAAGTCCTTCTGGTATGCCGCGTTGATTGCCGCGAGCAATTCATCCATTGAATAGTCTTCCTCTTCTTCCGTTTCTTCTTCTTCGAAGTCTGGTACGTGGTATCCGGTACTGAAGTCGTCGCCCTCCCCATTGGTAGAGGATGAAAAGCGCCATTGCGTATCCCCAAACACGCCGATCACAAACGCATTAGAGGCTGTGCCCTCGGATAACGTTACCTCGGGCATTTGCTTGAAGAAAGGACGGTTGGTGAGTCCGCCACCCAACAAGACGTTCTTGAACTCTTGTCCGTCTGGACTGGTCCAGTTGCCTACCTCGGCACTGAAGTACTTGTAGATCTTGCGTTCGAGATAGCTCTTGCCCAGATCAGTCCATTCTATATCCCCCCAGAGACCAAGATATTCTTTGTCGCCGACGGTACGCTTCCCGAAGTGAAGCTCCTTGTACCAGCCGAGAGCTTGGCCTCGGTTGTGACCCTCGTCCACCATGATGTCTGTTCCCAGAATGCGCTGGTCGAAGTTGCGCTTGAAAGCACGTAGAACGGTGGCGCTAAAGTCAAGCTCACCATACCAGGGGTGGGTGAACTTTCCTTCTGGGAGGACTTGGAGGGTGCTGGCGAACTTGCCGTCAGCAGTTTCCTTGAACTCAATAGTATCAATGTCGTAGAAAGCAGCCGTGAAATCGCTTGCCGCCTTGTCGTTGTCACCCACTCCTGCGCTCCTTGCATGTGCTTTCAGATGGCGGAGTCCAGCCTGCTTCACCGCACTAGGAACTCCAGTGACCTGATTCCATCGGGCAAGAGCATTACGTAGATGAGGCAGATCAAGAGCACCACTGCTAGAATGATGAGGGAGTGCTCGAACTTTGGCTCCTCCCCCCTTGGGTTGATAAACGATGGCATATGCGCTATCTGGCAATCCTGTCTTGGTAGCGCTCTTCCACGGCGCAAACTCGATGAGGTCTGGCAACAGCGGCTGGAAGATCTGCTCTAGCTCTTCCGCTGATTTGCCCTCAAAGAATGCGTCGATGGCCGCTTCCTCGGCCTTGCGCCATGTGCTCTTGGGAGCCTTGATACTGGAAGGATGCCGCGCTTTCACGGCCCGTATGCAGGCGAACACTGCTTCTTGGTCACTGCCTCCTCCTCTCAGTACCCCGTTAGCGACACGAGCACAGAGGGCCTTCGCAGCAGGGGACCAGTTTTTAGCGACTTTGGGGGGATTGGCACTGGTATACGGCATGGGTTACTTCTTGGGGAGGGGCTTACCTGGAACCGATTTCTTCTGCTTCCCGGACTTGGTCCAATAGTCCTTATCTGTATCCCCTTTGGCGTTGCTGTCATCATCGCCGTCGTTGTCCGGATCCCACTTGTTGGTTTGGCTACCGTTGCCGTTGGAGCCGTTGCCCTTCTTCTTCTTGATATTCTTCAAGAAGCCAGGAGGAAGATCTGCGGCTCGCTTGCTGCGTACTCCTGTACCACCCACACCGCTGGTCGTGCTCGGGTTGCCCCCGATGCCCTGCATCCCCTTCTTCTTGGTCTTGACCCGCTGGTCTTCCTCAACCTCTGGGGATGCGGCACGGGTAAACGTCATGCCCGTAGCTGCACGATTCAGTTGTAGATATTCCTGGTCGTAATCCATCATCTGGCTTTCCCTCCCTTGGGAGCAGCATTGGTTCGTCCACCAACCCCACCAGCGGGAGCCGCTTTTGCTGGAGCCTGGCTAGGATCGCCCTGACCTGGAGGTATCTGCTGGCGTTTAGGTGGAGTCACTCCTGTTTGAGCCTTCTGACGCTGCTTGGCTTCCTTTACCATCCGGTCTGTCTCCGAATCGTAGTTGATATCATCGGTCAGGCCAAGCTGTTGAGCCATTGCCTTCTCAAGCTCGACCCAGAACTCAGCGCTCGTGTTTACTTGCCTCGCGGCGGCGATGTGACGGAAGATATCCTTGATCGCTTCTCTACGATCCGTGTAGGATGGCATGATGTCAAGGACAGGGTACTTGCTGGTGCCAAAGTTCCAGTCGATAAGCTCGGGTATCACCTCCGTGTTGAACAAATAGCTCATGTCGTCCATGATGCTTTCGATAACTACGAACACCAGATCCAGATGGGCCTCACTAAGAGCATACGACCCTGTATTACCCGAAGTGCCAAGGTTCAGGATCTGGGCCAGGACGGCCTTAGCCATCTGGTCATCGTGATGATTCACAAACGGGATCATCTGCTCCGGGACTTTAGCGCTGTAGTCCAACTCCAAGCCCCACCCTTCCGGAATGGAGATTGTGGTGTTCATGCCCATGTTGGCTACGGCCTGCTCGAACACTCGTCTGTCATTCTGGTCGGTCCCGACAGGCACCATGATCTTCTTCACGCCCAATGCCGCCTGAGCGAACCCCAGATGCCCGATGTAATAGAGCTTGTGTTTCTTCTGGTAGTGATAGTACGCGGGAAGCAGCATACTCTGGCCGAACACGGGGTTCATCTCGCCATTGATAACAAAGTGCAGACACTTGGGCTTCTCGAGCCAGATAATACCTCGGTACGGGACCATCTGCACCACGCCGTCGAAGTACCCACGCTGATCAACTCTAAACCTTAGGGTTCTGCGAGGCCTTGGTGCGATTTTATCGAGCATGATGACATCTTTGCCATCTATCGTCGCCGTCTTGTAGCACTTCTCAAGGACTTCGGCTCCTGTGAGAACAGCTCTTGACAATGCCGCCATCACCCTGTTCCAGGGGATGCTCATGCCGCCGTTCTGGGGAGCTTCGAATAACTGCCGCTTGATGAAGTCGTACTCTGCTTGACCGCCATCGGCTGCCGTAAGGTTCTTCTCACTAGCCCGAATGGGCATCGTCAGAATCCTGTACAAGCTCTGAGCCTGGCCGTCCTGCTGTACCATGCGCTCCAGTTCCTCAAGAGGAACGTGGAAGTAGTCCCAACTCTCCTCCTGTGCGTAGTACCCAAAGGGATTTATCCCCGTAAATCCAAGCTCGCCGATGGGTTGCTTGGGTTTCGGGGTCTCAGTGTCGGCGTTTTCGATCGGCAGGCGGGCTGCGAACTCAGCCGTGGTCATTGGGAATTATCATATAGCATATTTCAGAAGTCCTTGAAAGTGGAAATACCAAACTCGGCCTCCGTAGGCATTAGATCCTT